TGTCCTGAAGGAAAAACACCACTATTACTAATTGACATTCTTTCAACACCACCAGTTGAAAACTTGATAGTGTCAGCTGAGGGAAATGTTATACCAGTATTGCTATCTGTTCCTGTTAAAGCTGGTGCGGAGACTGATCCATCAACTCCAGAAATTCCAGTAGTGCCGTTAATGTTTAAAGCCATAATTAAAGAATAACAAGGATTGCACCAGATGGCACAGTTACAGTTACACCTGAGTTTATTGTAGGGGACACGGTGTGGGCGTGTTTGTTTGAACTCAATGTGTATGATGTCGTTACATTTTGGTCTGACTCGAAGAACACTTCATCACTTCCTCCCCCTGTAGCTCCAGCACCGCCCCCCACAGCAGTAAAAGAAGAACCATTATATATTTCAGCAGAACCTAAAGTGCTGTTAAATCTTAAATCTCCTGTAGCTGGTGAGCCTGATCTTTGAGCAGTAGTTCCAACAGGAATCCTTAGTGCGGTTGTGTAGTTGTGAACAACAGCCCCAGTAAATGTTGCCCCTGCCACTGGAGCAAGACCTAAGTTTGCCTGAGTTACATTACCAATTTCAATGTATCCATTATTACTTGCATTTCTCAGCTTGAGCAGATTAGATGTTGTATTGACTGACAACTGAAAAGCAACCTGTGTACCACTGGGATCTGCTGATCCACTATTCAAACTCTGTATGGCAGCAAAGACATTGTTAAGGTCAGTTCTCACGGCAGAGCCTGTGCCATTTGCAATTGTATAGTCTGAAACTTGAGCCATTTAAAAAACTACCTTGTGCATATTCTATCCTCCTTTACCAAATCCGACAGCCTGATAAGTAAAATTCCTGTCAATTGATGCATTTGAGGAGTTCTTAAAGTGTACAGTAAAACCTGTCCCAGATACACTAGAAATCTCAAAAAAGTCCCCAGAGGCCATATTGTGTGCGTTTATGCCGATTGATGGTAAATGAGCATTTGCACCGCCTTCAGTTAAAGAAGTACCAACAAAAAAAGGATGTTGAAAAGTTACAGCTTTTGCCCCAGCACCACTGGCAGTCAAGTTTCCTTGCTCAGTTCTTCTTTGAATAGTTGCAGTGTATCCAAGCTGAGAAACTTTTATATCTTGAGCAACATCATTGCTTGTAAGTTTTGCTCTGAACTGAAACCCTCTGCCTTTATATGTTCCATTTGCAAAGGTCTGGAAATCTGTGTAAGTTGGTGAGCTTGAGGGATTGTCCTGTGTGACCCTTATAAGCATTTCTGCATTAACTTCAGTAGCTGTGGCCCCATCAAAGTCTGTAATGTCATCAATAAGTCCTCTGGAATCAAACAAGTCCGAAGGGTAAAAGGCTTCGGTCAAAAAATGTCGTTTAAAATCAACGCTAAATACAGCACCTAAATCTAAAGTATCTCCCCCAGCAGTTCCTCCAAAATCATAAGTGCCCTCTGAGACAATTCCACCAAAGTCATCAAGTGACCCAACAGCATCAAAATCTGTAATGTCATCAAAATTACCGCCTCCAACAAGATTGATTGTATTTGTGGTTGCATCAAAAGCAACATCAGATTTTGTTCCTTGAAACTTAGGACTGTCAGTATCTTCTCTTCTTGTTTGAGTTAATAAGGCATCTTGATTATCAGGTAAGTCGATAATAACGCTTGTATCTCCAGCACAGAATCGACCTCCTGAGTCCTGACTGCGAAGTATATATTCGCCTTCTAAATATGGAACCTCTGCAGATGTGGTAACACCACTTAAGGCTTGAATCAAATCTGTAGCATTTGAAAAAGTACCGCTTCCATCAGTTAGGGGAGAATGCCTTAAGTGAATAAGACCGCCCAGCTTCACGTCAAGTTCGCTAGGTTGATTCCATCTAAGTCTGATTAGTTTTTCATTTATAGGTTCAGCAGTAAGTCCAGTGATGTTTGCTGGGATTGCAGTTTTTCCAACTGCATTAAAAGTTAAATCCGCAGAGGATGCACTGGTTTGCAATGCTGCATTGAAACTAAATACTTGAATCTCATAAGTTCCAACATCAGTATTTAAAATTTCAAAATCTGGACTTGAAACAGTTGTTGAAACAAAATTGCCATTATTAAATCTATAGTTGACTTGATATTGAGTTACACCGAGAACAGGCTGCCAGCTAATAATTAATTTTGATACAGCCGCATTGTTTATCTCCACAATCTTTTCTTCCGCTTGAAGTGCTGTTGGTGGGTCTTTTAATTCATTTAGTATTGATACTGTTCTTGTTGGCAAAGTTGAGCCATCTTCAATGAAAGCATATTTTTCGTTTACATAGGATAGAGCCGTTATTGCATAGTTAATATCGTCAACTTCCTCAACACTTATGACTCTAAATAATTGCGACTGCACAGTGTCATCTGAAATCAACCAGTTTGCATTAATATTTGGTGCTTGAGAAAATGCACTTGATACAGTAATTGTTGCTCCAGAAACAGAACTAATATCTTTTGTTTCTACAGTTCCATCTGGCATTATCACAGATAGTTTTGCATTATTTGCAGTTGGTAAATCAGTAGCGGCAGAATCATCAACAGTAATCACAGTCGTTGATGTAACAGAGGATATTTTACCTCCTCTTCTAATTCCACTCCTTACAGGGTCTGCAATTTCGATGATTGCTGACGGTCTGACAACTATACCGCTATCAATCGAGGTTGTAAAACTGCAAACTTCTGTCTCATTTGCTTCTGCAAACAGTATCGCACGACCCAATCTTGCTGCTTGCCCTCTTGAAGTGCATGCAAAGGCTTTAACTTGTTTTATACTTGTGCCTAATTTAGTTATCAAGTTTGCATCTTCAACAACCTCAAAATCTATATCCTGTGTGTCCATGTTAAAATAGGAAACAGAAACAACACTGTGTCTTTGTTTAAGACTGCTTCCGGAATAACTGAATCCATCACTAGTTATATTTGACAAATTAAAAAGGTAAGATGCCGTGGCTGGACTGTCTTGTTTTAAAGAAATGCTGCCAGCAGACCAGATCGGCATACTTCTCATCACACCTGCTAACTCATTTATAAGATCAAATGCCTCTGCACTGCCTTGTATATTCACGTTGCAGCTAAATCTTGCCTCCTGACCTCCTTGTCCATCATCAACTAAAGTGTTTGCAAACTTGCTGGCAGTTACAAAAGAAAATAAATCAAGGCTGCTGTCTGTTATGTGATCTCCAAAGCCATATCTTTGGTTTGTGAGCAAGTCCAGTAACACCATACTTGGGCAGCTACAAAAAGTTGCTGCTCCCATCACACCATTGAATATATAGCCGTCTGGGTAAATTATGCGACCTGTTGCATTATCTACAGTTGGTGTGCCAGATCCGTTTGCCCCTGCAGCTGGTATTCTTACTTTGACTCCTCTGATCCTGTATTTTCTTGATGGAATCGAACTAAACTGCATTGAATCGAGTCTGATTGCAGCGTAGGCACTATTTGCATAAGTGTTTGCGTCATCTATAATCTCACCCAAACTTGTCCACTGAAAAGCATCAATTAGAGTTGTATCTGTGCTATCAGCTGTTATTCTTGAAACTCTAATATCAACAGGAAAAGCACCTGTTAATTCAACTCTGTAATCTCTCTGGTAAGCGTCGGCAGTTCTTCCTGTGATTGTGTCTGTAATAATATCTGTAAAACCACCAGAATTGTATTGAACAGAAATTTTAAGTTGAACACTTGATCCAAGTAAATCTCCTTTATCAGTCGCTTTTTGAATTTGAGGAAAAGTTATTGTGATATTTGCAGCATCAACATTTGAATTTGTAATTTGTCTTGTTACAGGGCTTGATGCTGTGACAGTGACACCGACTGATGTGACTGAGGAACTACTCTCAATCCCTTCAACTTTTGTTTGTCCAGAAGTTCCAAAACGAGGATTAAAACTTACATCTTGAAAGTTAAAGTCTGTTGCAACTGGATTTGCTGAGTTTGCAGTTGCTTTTAAGACAGGTGTATCGTTAAGAATAACATCTTTTAAAGCTGCATTATTATATGCTGTTGTGCCTTTTGTTAATCCTTCTTTAGAAGCTGAAGCAAAACCTTCTATCTCTCCTTCAGAAATTAGATCAAGAAAAGTAGCAAACTGCCTACTGTGTAAAGTATCGGATGTTCTTGTTGGCTGCGGTGGTGGCGGTGGGCTTCCTCCTCCTGAACCTCTTATGATTTTTGGATTTGTCATGCTCTTACCTGTTGAGTGTCAATAGCTCCACTGATCACCACTGAGCCAGTCACGATTTCTCCATATACTATTGGTACAGGTGTACCAGCCCTTGAGGTGTTTTGAGTTCCACTAAAAGCAAAAGAAATTCTGGGGTCTTGTTCACTTGAAAACTCTGGTAATTTTGGCAAAGGAAAAAGCATATCACTAACACCAGAAAGAACTAAACCAGCACCGATTCCGAATGACGCTTTTGCTAAAAAACCAACCTTACCAAATGCAGTGGCCCCTGCAGCTACTCCTTTTGCAGTAAAAGAACCCAACGTTAAGGGAGAAAAGGCAAACGCACCAGCAATTAAAGCAGCACCTAATAAAACTTTACCAAAACCTCCACCAGCACCTTGAATAACAGGAACAAAATGAATATCTTGCTTCCCTATTGGGTAATTTAGTTCACTTTCATCTATCGCATAATTTCCAACTTTTACTTGATAATAATTAGGATTCATAAATTTTTCTAATCCATCAAAATTATTTACTAAAAAACTTATGGCATGACTTAAACTTTCTGCTTTGATTTCAAACTCTTTATGGCCAACAAAATCAGCCAACTCTCCATAAAGTTTAATTTTTCTCAACATAACGCAGCCTCTTTCCTGTGCATTTTAGCAACCATTCAGAGTATGGTTCTATACAACTAAGTCTATCGGTTAAATGGTGTAAAACACCCCCATCAAGAAAAATTGCGACATGATTTAAATTTTTAGAAAAAATTGACATAAACATTAAATCTCCATTCATAAGTTTTTCATCAGGTTTAAGTTCTCTAAATCCTGTCTGCTCTGCACATTTTTCAAACATAGGATCTTTGTTAAAATCTTCAATTGTCGTCGGCCTTTGCCAATCTATTAAATCTATATTTAATTTTTGTTTATACCAATCACGAACTAATGTATAACAATCTGTAACTCCCCAAGCCCACTCTCTTCCTAGCAATGGTGCTTTATATCCTGACGGTTCTAAATATCCCCACGATTCTGTTTTTGGATTCACTATATGCCAAACAAGTCCACTTTGTTCACAGGCAACCTTATCGGATTGACTTGGTACTGGTGGTGTTACAGGGTGGCTATGAACAACAGCAATAATATCTCCTGTATTATCTGCTTTTATATAATCCTCTGGGTCAATAATAAAGCATTGAAAAGCAGTCATTGATAAATTCCTGCAAGGAAAATATTTTTTTTTACCTTTTATATTTAACAAAAGTCCGCAAGATTCTTTAGGGTCTTGGTCTTTCGCATGAGCAAGTGCAGCGTCTTTCCAATTCATGCAATAAATGTTCCGATACTTGGAAAGTTGTCTCTAGTACATAACCTTTTAGGGCTTCGCACTCCAGCAAGATCGAAAGGTGCAGCAAGCTCAAATTGAACAATATCTCTTGTTTCTGTTGATTTTCTATCTATTTTATATATTTCTCTTGGAAACTCTGCGGTGGGGTCTGGTGTACCTAAAGGATTAACTTGTTGAGTTGAGGTTGTGGTTGTCGTTTGGGTTGTAGTATTTGGGTTATTCATAGTAATTGTGTTGCCCATAGCATTACCATGACTTGTGCAGTAATATCTCAAATCATTAGGGGCATCAGGATAGGCTGGTGTATAAGTTACTGTTGCATCTGTTCCAAGTGTTCCAGCATTAGTTGTTGTTTGCTGTCCTCCAGCATCAGATTTTATTCTTAAAGGGTGTCCAACATTTGAACTATGAGATTGATTAAATATATAAGTTGACCCACGCTTCATTGTTATGACAGGATTATTAACACCATTTATCAAAAATATATTTATGCCACCAACGTTTGCCACTGTGACAGTGTAGGTCACGGATTCAGCATCTGCAGGGTCGGCAATCGTAGTTGTTGTTGTTGAAGTTGTAGAGGTAACTGGAAAATTAACATTATCAAGGTATCTTGCAAGGGTTCTGATTCTTGTAACAGTTGCTCCTGTTAAGTCATTTCCTGTTGTCACTTTGTTTACATTTAATAAAATTGCCGTGATCGTGCCAAGAGCATTGCTGACTGTTAAAGTTGGTCTAGGAATCTGACCACGTTGGAAAGCAAATCCTTCTGCCGTAATAGGTAGCTTAATATAAGTATTACCAGCCCAAACTATATCTCCGTTGTTATTGAGACTTGTTCCGTTGTGAAATCTGTAAGTTTGTGCAGAGCCGTGTAAAGCAACAGTTGTTTCTAAAGTAAAAAGCTCAATAATTGCAGACGGATTAATTTTTTGTAAGTCTGTAATTATAGGTCCAGTGCTCATGGCTCAAATACCTCCCTAAAAGTTGCAGTAATAGTTGCCCTATTATTAAAAGGAATAGTCTTTGTCCATTTTTCACAGACAAACTTTTTCTCAGATTCGCCTTGTGGTGTGTATTCAAAACTGTCTTGATCGTTTGCTCTTGCATCTAAAAAAGTCTCAATTGTATCTGCATCAGTTTCAGAGACATTAAAAGTGAAATTATAAACCTTTGGATTTTGATTTTGTGCAAGACCAAAAACAATTCGTTGCTCAAAACCATCTGCAAACCTCACAACTCTGTTAATAGGAGCATTACTTTTTCTTGTTCCGTATGTCGGTTTGATGTCGGGAAATGTTGCCATTATGCTAATAAACCCCCTGCTCTCTTTTGTTGTATTATCTCAGATTGTACCGCCACCGCAATCAGCCTTCCAAGCTCTCTTCCCTGTTGTTCTCCTCCCTGTGCGTCAACATCACCCTCAACGCTTACGTTTACGACAATATTATTTGTCATATCTCCACCACCCAATTTATTATTTGGAATAATAGTCCCAGCTTTATCAGGAACAAATAATTCTGGACCTTTTTCTCCAACTAAAGCAACTTGACCAACTGGAGGTCTACCACCTTTTGCAAAAGCACCAGCACTTATTAAACTTGTATCAAATCCAGTGTTAAAAACATCTTCTGTTACAAAAGGAATAGAACCTCCAGTATTTCCTCCAAAGCTAAAAATATTACCCACGAGAGAATTTATACCAAGTCTTATAAATGATCTTGCAATATCGTTTAATATTGCCCTCGCTGCATCCGCTAAAGATCTCGTTCCCATTACAGCATCTGTAAGAGCATCAACAACACCTGTTTTTATACTATCCCCTATTTGTTTAAATTTTTCTTTCAACAATTCAGCATCTGTTTTCATGACTGTAAATTTATTTGAAAGATTAGATGTTCCTTGATTAATTCCATTTATAAATCCTTTACTTAAATCTAAATTCTCAGCAAAAAACTCAGAACTTGGAATCAATCCCTCAGAGAAAGTAAGACCAATATTTTCAACTGCTAACTGATTTTCTTTATTATTATCTTTTACAATATTTGTTGATTTTTCTAGTTGCTTTTGTACATCAAGTTGTTGTTGTAATCTTTTTGCAACTTCTTGATTTATAAGAAGATTTGTGATTTGAGATTGCACTGATGCTGGTTGTCCTTTAAATGTTTGTCCAGCAAAATCAACTGAAACTTCGCCCATACCAAACGGACCACCAACCATTCCAAATGGCCCACCAGCTTGTTCTTGAACAATTCCCTGTGCTTGCTTTTGAAATGCTTTCTTATCAGTTTGAGTTATAGTTCCAGAAACGATTGCTTGGTTTATTCTGTTAACAAGATTTATTGCGATATCTAAAGCAGATTTCAAAGCTGGCTCTAATTTTTCTCCAACATTCTGTGCTAAAGTTTCAATTCCATCTTGTAAGGTGCTGAATTTTCCAGCTAATGTTGTGCTTTGAGCAGATGCACCACCAAAGAAAGCACCACCTTCATTTGTAAGATTTATTAATGCTTGGTTAACAAGATCAGCACCAATTTTACCTTTTCTCATTGCATCAGCAAAAGCATCACCTTGTAATCCAGTTATATTTTTAAGCTCTGTTGTTATATCAACTCCTCTTTCTAATAATTGTAAATTTTCTTCTTGCTGTAATTTACCCTTTGCTTGTATCTGACCAAAGGCTGTTGCAATACCATCTAAGTCTGCTCCAGTAGCACCAGCAATATCTGATATTCTTTTTGTAGTGTCAACAAGTTTATCTGTTTCAAAACCGAAGGCTTTTAATCTTTTTGTTGTTTCTATTAACTCAGATGCTTTAAAAGGAGTGACCGCACCAAATGCTTTCAGTTCAGCAATAATTGTGTTTGTCTTGGCAACACTTCCAGTTAAAACCTCAAGTGACTTCCTTTGTTTTTCTAATTCTGCTGTTTGAAAAATTACAAACTTACCAACTTGCAAAATAGCAAAAGCCGCAGCAAGTTTTCTAATTGTTCCAACTAAAGTATTGACACCTTTAGATGATTGCTTTGCACTATTTCCAAATTTATCAAAGGATCTTTTTCCTTCATTAAGTCTATTTTTTAATTGATTAGTGTTTTTATTTAGATTTTTAGTTGCATCATTAACACGCTTCAAAGGTGTTATTGCATTTTGTGCATCAACTATTAATCTGACTGTTGATTGTGCCACAAATACAAATAACCTTTATTATATACTACCTTGTTTTATTCTTTTGACGATTCATTTCTTGTTTTTCCCTGTCATTTTTAATTTCATAATATGCTGCCCAATGAACAAGCTCTTCTTCTGTTATATTTTTTCTTAATTCTTGTAAGGTCTTTCCTAATTCAGCTGCGAGAAAAAACTCAAAATTTAACCAGTTATCTCGCCTTAATCTTTTTTTGCTGAATCAACACTGACCTTAATGTCCATCATAAACATTTCAAGCTCATTTAAAACTGTCTCTGGTAAAAACCGTTTTAGGTTTTCTGCGTCACTTGAAGCAAATGCCTTTGTGCCATCTTCGTTCTCAGCAATTTGACAAAGAAGTCTTGTTGAAATAGCAAGTGCCTCATCTGTTCCAGCAGCAGCTTGTGCTTGAACTCGATCATATCTAGTTAATGGTGGAAAATATAATTCTTTTAAAAGTTCGCCATTTGGCTTTTTAAGTTCATACTTTCTTCTGTTACTCATCACCTCGCTGAAGGCTTCGGTAATAAGGTCAACGTTTCTCTTTGCCATAAATTGTTAGGTTGGTTACCCTAATGTACTATATAGCTGAAGTTATAGCACCACTTGTTATGAACGTTATATTGACCTCTTGAATTTCTCCAAGTGTTGCTCCGTATTCTGCGTTTGTAACTATACCAGAGAAACCGATTTTTTTTGCAGACTGTGCTGAGTCTGGAAATAACTCAAATAGTGCATCCGCAGCATCACCTGTCACAAGAACATCATCAATGAATGCCTGATAGTCAGAGTTGCCAGATGGGTTATAAAGTAAAGTTGCTGAACCCTCGCCAGAAATTAGACCGCCAACAAAAGTTTTAGATGTGTCTCCCATCTTTGTAGTTTCCATCGTGTCTTTACTAACAGATAATGACCACGCTCTAAGATCGCTTACATCTGCCTCAGTGCCAGCAGCATTGTGGAACATAATTTTTCCAACATCACCTTTTACAGCCATAACAAAAAAAAGTATTTATTTTATATTAACCTTTTTTAGTATTTTTCACATCTTTTTTTGAATTTTGTTGTGCCTCATAATATTTTCTGCATTCTGGGTCCCAGTAATTTGCTTCTCTTCTTCCTTTTACGGCTTCGATTGCATCTAGCATTTCTTCCGTGATTTCAAGTTTTGCCATGTTTAAAGTTCCTCAAAAATCTCAAATGTGATTCTTAACTGAGTTTGAAATTTACCTTGCGGACTTGAAGCTAAAACTTCTGGGCCGATAGGAGAATCAAAAATAACATCTGAAACTGTAATTTTATTGTAAAGGTCACGCAGCCTTTTGCCAATCGTGAAGTTTGCTCCAGCTCCGATCCCTTCTTCTGTAAAAATATTTAAAACAACCAAACCAACGACAATATTGACTCCTCTGCCTAAATATCTGCCAGATCCAAAACTTGTTAAACATTGAACAAA